CTTCATCTGTTCGTGGAAATGTACTCGGTACAGATTTGATCGTTGATCACAACATCGCTGCATCTGGCGTAATTGACAACTCAGCGTTTCTTGTTGCACCATCATCTGTGTATGTCTGGGAGTCACCAACAACACAACTTCGCGTCAATGTTCTAACATCTGGCGAGATCGAGATCAACCTTTACGGATACTTGGCAATTTACCTTGCTAAGTCAGGTAAGGGTGTTCGTAAGTTCAACCTAACTTAATAAAAACAGGTAACTAAGTACGCTCTGAGGGGTAGTAGCCCTCTACCCCTCAGAGTCTTTAGAAAGGATCAGGATGGCACTCACAACAGTTGCAGAGCTTCGCTCCACTCTCGGAGTCGGTACGCTCTATCCTGACGCGACCCTTCAAGAAGTCTGTGATGCTACCGATGCTGTATTGCTTCCGATGCTCTGGACTAATACAACTTATAACATCGCACATAGCAACACAGCCACAACTGGCACTTTATACTTTGAGGACAAAGTAGAGAAAGTCTTTTATGTCGGTCAAACTGTTGTCATTACTGGCAACGGATCTAAGCACAACGGCTCAAAGACTCTTACTGGTGTAGGCGATTACTCCATTACTTTTAACATTACAGGCAACAACAACACCCCAGCAGTAGAGCATCCAGTCCAACCCTTTGGCGTAGTATCAGCAGACACTTATGTTGATTGGTCTAGCGATGCTGCAGTCCAGCAAGCAGCTTTGATGGTATCTGTTGAAATCTGGCAAGCGCGTACTGCAACCCTTTCAGGCAGTAACCTTGTTGATTTCCAGCCAAGCCCTTATCGAATGAGCGCACAGCTTCTCGCTAAGGTGCGAGGATTGATCGCACATGCGCTAAGCCCTAATTCGATGGTGGGATAATGCCTGTTGCTATCACCACATTACGCACCACACTAGCGACTGCTCTAGTCAATAACGCTAAGTGGCAGACTTTTGCCTTCCCGCCTGCAACAGTACTTGCTAACTCTGTGATCGTGTCTCCAGATGATCCTTACTTGACACCAACAAATAACCAACACATTGGCATTAGTCCAATGGCTAACTTTAAGATCGTCATGACTGTTCCATTGTTTGACAATGAGGGAAACCTCAACGGCATTGAAGATACTGTTTGTAGCGTGTTCGCACTGCTCGCAGCATCATCTTTGACTTATAATGTAGGCGCAATCAGCGCACCAAGCGTTCTCAATGCTGCTTCGGGAGACCTTCTCAGCTGCGAGATGTCAGTATCAATCCTAACGAGTTGGAGTTAATTATGTCCGAGTGGGAAAAAGAGAATGAAGCCTTCCTGATCAAAATCGGGCAGGTAGCACCAACCGCACCAAAGCCAGCAACTACTAAGAAGGACGAGGAATAATCTCATGGCTGTATTTCTAAATAACAATGTAGGTGTGAAGATTAACTCTGTCGATCTTTCAGACCATGTAACAGCAGTAACAATCAACCGCGCATTCGATGAGCTAGAAGTAACCGCTATGGGTGACTCATCACACAAGTTTGTTAAGGGTCTAGAGTCATCAACTGTGACAATCGACTTCCTTAACGACACAGCATCAGCCAATGTATTGGCAACACTACAGGCAGCATGGGGAACAACTGTCACAGCAGTATTCCTTCAGACAAAGGGAACAGCAGTCTCAGCGACTAACCCTCTTTACACTGTCTCACTTCTAGTCAATAACACAACAGACATCAATGGTGCTGTTGGAGACATTGGCACACAGTCAATCACATTTACTGCTAACTCAACAGTTGCAGTAGCTACTACAGGCACATTCTAAACAACTAAACAAAGGGGCTAATCATGGCAAGACTAAAGATCGTTCGTAATGACGGAAGCGTATTAGAAGGCGAGATCACTCCAGCTGTGGAGTACTCATTCGAGCAGTACGCTAAAAAGGGTTTCCACAAGGCTTTCCGCGATGAGGAAAAGCAGTCGGATGTCTATTGGCTTGCATGGGAAGTCACACGCAGATCAGGTGAATCTGTTAAGCCTTTCGGGATTGAGTTTATCGAGACACTTAAGAGTGTTGAGGTTTTAGACTCAGACCCTTTAGCTTAAAGCGCGATCTACCTTTCACTTATCTAATCGCTAGGCTAAGCATTAGATTGGGAATCGCGCCACAGCAGTTATTGGATTTAGACAAGACCATGCTCGATGCATTAGTGCAGGGGCTCAAGGATGAAGCAAGAGAGGTGAGCGATGCCAACAGAGGTGGTAGGCGCGGTCGCTCTTAAGAAAGCCCTCAATAAATACGCTCCTGATCTTGCTAAAGAATTGACAAAGGAATTGGGAGCAATCCTAAAGCCTGTTGTTAATGAAGCTCGCTCTTATGTACCACTTGCATCGCCTATGAGCGGTTGGAGTGAGACTCAAAACCCTAGAGGTAAGTTCCCAAAGTACAATGCTTTGGAGATCCGTAAAGGCATACTCTATAAAACAACGCCATCAAAGCCTAATGCTGCTGGGTTTGTGAATAACATACGCATTCAGAATAAATCTATGATCGGTGCAATCTATGAAACTGCTGGTCGTAAAAATGGTCAAGGTCAAGATTGGGTAGGTGCTAAGGCAGGCGGATCATCTAAGGGTGTTTCTCGTTCAGTTAATCCTTATGCTGGAAATCAATTTATTTCCAATCTTGGTCAGCTTTATGGCACAAACCGCAGAGGCACAGATCATCGCATGATGGGACGCTTAATCTTTAGAGCATGGGCTAAAACTCAGGGTAAAGCCAATGCTTCTGTGTTTAAGGCTATTGAGCAGACAACCGCTAAGTTTAACAAGAGAACCGCTATAGTCGATGTTAGGAGAGCAGCATGAGTAATGTAGCCATTAACATTGCCGCGGAGTTCAAGGGCAAGAAGGCATTTAAGGAAGCTGAGACAGCGACCGACAAACTTAACAAACAGGTCAAAGGTCTCGCTAAAAGCCTACTTGCTGTCTATAGCGCGAAGAAACTTTATTCATTTGGCAAGGCTTCAGTCAAGGCTTTTGCTGAAGATGAGAAGGCAGCAGCTTCATTAGGTCAGACTCTTAAGAATCTAGGGCTTGCTTATGGCTCAAACATCGGCACAGTCAATGGCTTTATTTCTCGTCTTGAAATGCAGACAGGTGTGCTTGATGATGAGTTACGCCCAGCGATGGATCGCTTGCTACGCGCTACAGGTGATGTTGCTAAGTCTCAGGAATTATTAGGGCTTGCATTAGATGTCGCAGCAGGTACAGGTAAAAACCTTACTCAGGTTTCACAGAGCTTACAAAAGGCATACCTCGGACAGACACAGGCGTTAGGTCGCTTAGGTGTAGGACTCACAAAGGCAGAATTATCAACCTCATCTTTTGAGCAGATCCAGTTACGCTTATCAGAATTGTTTGCAGGTCAGGCAGTAGCAGCAGCAGATTCCTATGCAGGTTCACTTGCTAAATTAACTGTTGCTGGAAACAACGCAAAAGAGACCATTGGTAAAGGTCTAGTCGATGCTTTCGTGACAATTACTAACTCATCCTCAGTTGATGACTTGATAACTAAGATCGATGCAGCAGCAGAGTCAATTGCTAATTTCATTCGTGAGACTGGCGAGTTTATTAAGATCACCAAGTCAATCTTTAAGTTTGAGTTGTTTGCTACAGACCCAAATGCTTTTAAGGGTATAGGCAACATCTCAATGACTGTATCCTCACAGGATACCCAGCGAGCAGATGCAATTGCTAAAAAGAATGCCGCAGCATTAGTAAAACTAACTGGAGCGCAAGCGGCTAACCAATCCAAGATTCTAAAGGATAAGAGATTACAAGCAGCACTAGATAAAGCCACTCTTGCACTCGGCAAGAGCAGCGATGTCTTTGACATGGATAAGATCCAAGTTGCAGCAGCTCTTACATCTCAGGCTGAGCAATTAGGCAAGGCAACTAGTTTGGCTCAGGTTATGCAGATCGCTAACGATACTGCTCGCTTGAATGTCAAGAAATCAATTTCAGACCTAGAAGATGCTATCGCTGCTAAAGATGAAAAAGCCATTATTGCGGCAACTGCCAAACTCAATGAGGACATCAAGATTCTTGGCACATTGTCTAAGCAAGACTTGAAACTTCAAGACATTAAATCTGTGCTTGATAGCCTAAAGCCAAAGGATCTAATTAACTTACAAAACCTAGAAGCAGCCCTAGCCTTGCTTGGTCAAATTGCAGCGGCAAATGCAGCAGGCAAGAGCGTTGGCGGCACATTCGGTGGCGGTAGCGTGGCATCCTCTGTAATCACATCTGCAAGCGTGGCAGCGGCTATCGGGGCGCGTACAGGCTATGACATCTCTGGAGCAACTGATCCGCGTGTTACCTACGGCGGTCAGAGAATTGACAGCGCAGGAAACTACAATAGTTACAATGCTGAAATGGCTTACGCTATGGGTGCAGGTCGCTATCAAGGATCATCAAAGGTTGAAGTCACTGTGGTTGCTCCGCCTTTCACAGATCCAAATGCAGTAGCTGAGGCTATTGATCAGTACCTTACAGATGCAGTCCAGCGTGGCACTCTAAGAGGCGGAGCATACGCAACCCCATGACATGGCTTCCAGAGTGGCGAGTAACAATAGGTGATGATGTCTATACGACTGTCACTTCTGTTTCCTATGCAACTGGTCGCTTAGACATTGATCGTCAATGCACAGCAGGTTACTGTCGAGTAGAGATCATCAACACTACTGGGGCAGAGTTCACCATCAACATTACAGAGCCAATCACATTAGAGCTTAAAAACTCTAGCGGAACTTATGTCACAGTCTTTGGCGGTGAAGTTTCAGACTTCACAATCGGTGTTAGAAGTCCAGAGGAATCTGGCTACATCACCACAGGCACAATCTTAGGCATTGGCTCATTGGCTAAACTGACAAAGGCTATCTACAACACAGCCCTAGCAGAGGGCTTAGATGGCGCACAGATAGCAGCCATCTTGGGTGCAGCTCTTAACCTTTCATGGGCAGAGGTCACTCCAACTGTGACATGGGCAACTTATCCAGCAGATGTCACATGGGCAGAGGCAGAGTCTTATCTAGGTGTCGTGGACTCAGGCTTCTACACAATGATTGCTCTAGCGGCAAATGCCACAGAAAAGTCCCAGAGCCTAGTCGATCAGATCGCCACTAGCGCATTAGGTCAGATTTACGAATCAACCTCAACAGGTTTAGTCAATTATGACGATGCAGACCATCGCTCAACCTACTTGGCTGCTAATGGCTTTACTAACCTAGACGGCTCATACGCTACCCCTAGCAGTATCCAGTCTCAGACTCAGATCGCTCGTATCCGTAACAGCCTGATCTATAAGTACGGCACAGGATACGCCTCAACCTACAGTACCTCTGATACCGACTCTATAGCCTCTTACGGACTCTTTGAGCGATCCTTTGAGTCTAACATCAAGAACCTTGCAGACATCACTCTCATTGGCAACAGAGAGCTTGCCTTGCGTAAGAATCCACGCGGGTCATTGGGTGCGATTACCTTCCGCCTAGATAATCCCGACATGCCATCTGCCATGCTTGACAATCTCATCGGGGTCTTTTTTGGTCAGCCTGTCCTAATTACCAATCTGCCAAGCAATTTACTCGGTGGACAATTTGACGGCTTTGTGGAAAATGTTGCACTTCGAGCAACTCCAACTTTTGTGGACATAACCCTTTATGTCTCTGCTACAGACTTCTCACTTTCAACGACACAATGGGAAACAGTATTGCCTGCCACTCTAGCTTGGACAGGCGTAAATGGTACACTTATCTGGACTAACGCGACAGGAGCTTTAACCTAATGGCATCGGTAACTACTAACTATGGCTTTGATGTTCCTACATCGAGTGACCTTGTAAAAAACGGGGCAACTCAGATTGCTTTGCTTGGTCAAGATCTAGACACATTCCTATTCCGTCCATTTACAAAGAATGTGCTTATTAATGGCGGCTTTGACATCTGGCAGCGCAGCACTTCTACCAGTGGTAATGGTTATACATGTACCGATCGTTTTTATGTTTATGGTTCTGGTACATCAACTTTTAGCCGTGAGTCATCGGTTGTACCGACAGGGTTTCAGTATTCATTTAAGCATTTAGCAGGAGCAACAACATCTTCATCTCTAGCTCAAGTGATCGAAACTTCTAACGCTGCTGGATACGCAGGTCAAACAGTAACTCTTTCGATGTATGCTTCAGCCACAACTGCCACCACGATGAGTTTGCAACTTGCTTACTCAACTGGCACAGATACAGGCATTGGTGGATCTTGGACAGACATAACCGCAACAGGAGCGGCAACTTTTGCTGCGGGAACAGCTGGAGCATTTACACGCGGTTCAGCAATTTTTGCAGTTCCAAGCACTGCTAAATCTTTGCGCGTTACTTTGGCAGTATCAGGCAACATTGCAAACACCGTTGCCGTTTATTATGCAGGAGCGCAGTTAGAAATAGGATCTCAGGTTTCTCCATTTACACGCGCAGGTGGAACAATCCAAGGAGAATTAGCCGCTTGCCAACGTTATTACTACAAGACCTATAGACAAACTAATGCTGTTCCAACGGTAACCGCTGAAGGTAACCAAGATTATGCAATCGGTTCAGACGGCGGTGGAAACGCATTACAAACATTTAGATTTCCTGTGGTAATGCGAGGAAATCCAACTATCACCGCTTATCGTCAAGATGGAACATCTGGAAGTTGGAATTACAATAGGTCAGGCGCATCTGGCACTGGGTCAATTACGGTTGATACATTTTCAGATAGTGCAATCAGATTTTATTTACCAGTAGGCGCAAATTATACGGTCGTACAGGTGTACGGTCATTTAGTAGCAAGTGCGGAGTTGTAAAATGGCATACACATACGAAAAAGTAATTTCAGATTATGGCACTGAGTCAATCAAAAGAACAGATGACAACGGAGAAGTTTCATTTATCCCTATGGACCCAGCCAACTCAGACTATCAACGCTATCTAAACCCAGAAGCGGAACACTTCACACCGATTGTGATCGATGAAGCCAAAGCTAAGTAAGGCAGCAGCCCAACTTCGAGAGCAGTTTGATGACTCGTTCCCAGATAGGTCTCGCCTATCAGACGGATGGATCGCGGACGCAAGGCACATGCGTGCTGGCAAGTCTGATCATTGTCCAGATGCTCAGGGCTGGGTTCGTGCCATCGATGTATCGCGTGGGTTATTTCAAGGATCAGAGCCAGACATCATGGGCGATCTTGTTGATCAACTTCGATTCGCTTGCAAGTCTAAGTCAGAAAAACGCATTAGTTACATCATTTTCGATGGTCGAATCTGTTCCAGAATCCTCAATTGGAAATGGCGAACATACAAGGGCGCAAACAAGCATGTTAAGCATGCACATTTCAGCTTTAAGAAAGAAGCTGATAATGATGGGGCTTTTTATCAAGTATCTATGTTAGGCGGAGAATAATGAAAAACATGAAAAACCCTGCTGTCCTTGCTGGTGGAGCGTTCCTTGCTGCATGGGCATCTAGCAACTTTGATCTTGATTATCGCGCAGTCCTCTGGGCTGTCCTGTCGGGTGTATTTGGTTACGCCACGCCTAAGAAGTAATGGGAGCGCAAGACATCGCAGCGATAGTTGCAGCGGTGACAACAGTAATCGGATCATTTACTATGGCAGTTAGATGGCTCGTAAAGCACTACCTTGCAGAGTTAAAGCCCAATGGCGGCAGCTCGATGAATGACCGACTCAATCGATTAGAAGCGCGTGTCGAGACAATCATTGTCCTACTAGATAGGTAACAATTATCCTATGGCAAGAAAAGCAACTAAGGCATTAGAGGAGCAAGGCTACTCAAAGCTCGATGCTTACTGCATTGGTCTTTATGAGTACTTCTGCTCATTAAAGCGTGCAGGGTTTCAAGAGGACATAGCGATGTTTATGATTACAGAGCCTCAAGCCTATCCACATTGGATCTTGCCTGATCCTATTGCGCCTGAGAAGTTTGGCGATTATGAGGATGATGAGGACGACGATTAAGCGAATAGTGGTTTTGAGCGATCTTCAGGTGCCTTACCATGACCGAGTAGCTACCAAAAACATTGCTTCCTTTATCTCTAAGTTTAAGCCTGACCAAGTAGTAACAATCGGCGATGAGATTGACCTTCCCCAGATAAGTAAATGGGAAGAAGGACGCATGGGCAGTTATGCTCAAACCCTAGATGATGATCGTAATGAGGCTGTGCAGCTTCTCTGGGACTTAGGCGTTACCGACTGCATCCGTAGCAATCACACAGACCGCCTATACAACATCATCATGGCTAAAGTCCCAGCCTTCGGTGCTTTGCCAGAGCTACGCTTTGAGAAGTTTATGAAGTTTGACGAGTTAGGCATTACCTTCCATAAGAATCCTATGCCTATTGCACCCAACTGGATAGCAGTACATGGAGACCACACACC